AATAGTCATATAATTTAATTTCCCATCCAATTAGTTACATTCTCTGGTCCATTTGGGGTTTGAATACCAATATACTTTACCTTGGTCAAATCCATAGGCATCTTGATGCGTTTCCAATCCCATAGGGATGGTAGATCACTATCATCAACAGCTTCCCATTCAATGTCCAATACAATTCTAGCAGATTTAGTTTTATTAATATTATTCATAACTTTCACGATCAATGTTGGTGACATACGGGAATCTGGGCAGTTCATCTCCAGGTGTAAGGTTAAAATACTTCACCGTAGCACTCTTTCCAATGAGCTTATTTTTATTCTTCAATAGTTGCTTCAAATATTGCCGATCACCCTTAATATTACTGTGGAACTCAATACCTTTATGGTTTTTGAATACCATATGTCCAGCCATACCACTCTTGTTACCTACACCTTCAACAATATCAAGAATAGTGAATTCACTATCTTGAAACTCCTTACGCTTGAGAAGATGTTTGCTTCGTTTGTTCTCATATGGCCCATCGGTACGAACCATCTGACCCTCGTATCCTTCGTCAACATACTTTTCATACAACTCATTTAAATGTGTAATCGTGTCCACAAGGTGAGTCGGAACACGACGAACCACATTGTTATTAACAATATAAGTAGTAATGTCACTATTGCGGTCACTAAAAGTCTTCTGTACAATCCAGTCATAAACCCAGTATTGAATATTCTTTTCACTCTCAGCCAAATCTTCAGCGGTAGGCTTGGTCTTCTTTACCAAACTACAAATAGCATTAAAGTCATTGGCAAACTTATCAGCATACAATTCACCATCAAGAATTGCATTGGGGAACTTGTCAAAGAAAGGTTTCAATGCAACCAGTACGTGAGGAGCTGAAACAATAGGTTTACCATTACGGCTCCACATACCATCACGCTTTACAACACAACGAATACCATCCAACTTGGGTTGACTATAAACTGGATACTTCAATTCATCCTTGTAGTCATCATAGTTCTTGGCCAACATTGGCTCAGTAAATGAAGATTCATCAATGTCCTTGATGTTTTCAAAATAACCACTTTCTTTCTTCTTCTTCCAAGTGGCTTTGGCTTCTTTTACGGCTTGATCTTCAGATGAAGTAGCATTCTTTTTACCTGAATTTTTACCCTCACACAAAGTCCATTCGGTTGTTTGGATTGCTCCATCAATCTGTCCATAGTGAGTACGATACTTGTTACCATCAACCTCAATGGTCCAAGTTTGAATAGCACCCGTATTGGTACGAGCGAATAACATAGGTAGTTTCATATCTTTTATAATATTACCACGGCGCAAGAAAAAAGTCAAGGAGATTTTCATCGTCCTTGACTTTGGTGTGGTTTAAGCTGACACTGTATTGATTTTTGTTTTATACTTATAAACTGCTGTTACGTTTTCGTCTGTCATTACCTTTGACTTAACCAATCCATTGGCCAACAGTTCATATCGCTTCTGACACTTTGGGGTTTCACGACCACGGAGCAACGCTGCGTATGTCATCTTTTTGTCGCCAACCTTGTGGTCAGCTTCAGGATTCTTCTTCAAAAGAGTGTTGATTTCCACAAACTTTTTCAGAAACATATTCACATCCTTGATCTGATTACGATGACGGTGATAAAACACAAACAAGTCAAACACAGTTTGCTTACTTAGCTTCATACTTTCCTTGAAGATATCTTCATTTGGAGCAACCCACGTATTAAAGAATTCATCTACGTCATTCTTAAAACAAGTTGACTTGCTATTTAGCTCAGAGCCAGTTTCATATTCACTATAAAGAATACCATCACTGATGTTCTTCTTGAATCCAAAACTATGGAAGAATGCCATACCAGCAAACTGTGAGTCAATCTTACGACGGTTATAATCCTGTTCTGAAAAGATTGAAAGAATCCAACTACGGGTACTGAAATTCTTGTAATAGTTCTCACCCAATTCCCGACAAATCTTTGAGATGGGACTAATAATAGCGTTACGCTTTTCAGCAGCGTTCAATTCACATCCACTATTTACAGCGATGAAAATGTCACTCAACTGTGAACGAGTAGCCTTGGTATACACTTCCAGTGTAATTGTACGAGTAAGAATAAAATCCTTAACTGATTCGCTTAGATCAGCCCACCGCTGTTCACGCTTGATAGTAAACTTATTGCCTAGATTGTCACAATATGTTCCAGCACGCAATTCCAGTTGGTTAGTAAACAACAATCGTAGGGTAGTAAAACGGTTGTTGCTATCAAGGTTAAGATAGTTAGCTCCCTCGGAAAGCCAATCGGAATAATAGTTGATATCTTCCGTTGACAGTGAATTCTTCCGGCATTCAACTACATCAGCAAAAATAAACTTGCTTGGAGCGATTCCCTTAAATAGCGAATCAAGATAACTGCGTGACTTTGCACCGTCCCAACGTGCAGGACTTTGAAAACTATCGTCGATAAAGACGCTATCGAGAAACTTCTTTACATTGGAGAGTTCCCAGTTTTCAGTTGTGGACTTAATTGTCTTTTCATTTGTACCGATCATATTATTATTTTCCTTTTATTACTGGATTTGGGTTATGACATAATTGTCTAATTAATAATTTTTATCACAGACAGCGTAAGTGCTTTTTGGATTTAAATTAAGAGTTGTGAACCAGTTCCTCACAACAAAATCATCTTAACATTGGTTTCTTTAATTGTCAAGCGGAACGTTGAGCGTCTTCCAAAATTTTTCGTTGAGAATTTTTACAGGTACTTCGTTTTTTAACTCGAAATTAGGATGTTCATACACATAATTGAGCAAACTTTTTGCTGAAATATAAAACAACACCATTTTATCCTCACACAACTTGATACAAAAATACCCACCGTTGTTGAGAACTTCAGCTTTGTCTTCCCAAATCAATTTTTTAAGATTGCCTGATGTATGTCCAAGATAAATTGTATTTGTCGGAGATACACGACGAACGTCTACACGAACGGTGGGATCATCTGTTAATTCAAAATCCCACTTGCTGTTTGCTGGACTCTTTTTGATATTGGTATAACCGCTTTTGGTGGTCAAATAATCCAATATGATTCGTTCAATCAATTCCCCACATCCGCCAACTCTAACTTGATTGTAAACATAGTCATTAATCATCTTGTATCGTTTCAGTTCTTTAAGAGAAATTTCTCCCAGACTATAAACCTCAGATTTGAATTCAATTTTCATTTTTAATTACATCTCCATTAGAATCGCTATACCACACTTCACCCACATTAAATTGCTTGATCACACTTTGACAACCACAACACGGCTTGCTGTTGTTCAACTTGCCAGTTCGATCTACCCTAAGAACAACCATTTTAAAATCCCTAAGATCCTCCTTGCCACTCTTCATACACACACTCAACTCAGCGTGCAAACCAACCAGTTGATGGTTTTTATAATCGTATTTAAGTGTCTCAGGATGACTCTTACAGCTATTTGTACCAATATGTACAATCTTTCCACACTTAATCAAAAAAGCTATATGACTACACCTATGCTCTAGGTTAAGCGGACACATAGCTTTGGCAATGTCAATGGTACGCTTCAAAATCTTACTGTTCATTACTAAATTCATAATACCAGCGACTTTATAAAAAGTCAACAACCTTTTTTATATTTTGAAATTTTGAGGTGGGTATGATATGATATGTTTATGGAAAATCTTTATGTTGAAAAAGTAAACAATTTGACTGCCAAAGAATTGATTGTTAAACATCATTATACACACAAATGGACCATAGCTGAGTTGTGTATAGGAATCTTCGACAAAAGCAAAGGTAGTGTATTTTTTGAAGCGCCTAAGCTGGTTGGGGCGGTTGTATTTGGACCAACTGCTGGTGCTAATGTGGCTAGAAGTGTATCACCTTTACTAAATCATTCCAATTTATGGGAGTTGAAACGATTGTGGGTAGAAGATGATTTGGGTAAAAATACTGAAAGTTGGGTTATTGGTCAATGTTTGAAATATATCAAACTCAATCATCCTGAAATAAAATGTTTGATAAGTTATGCTGATCCTGATGCTGGACACATCGGTACCATATATCAAGCTACCAATTGGCTGTATCAAAATATTGAAAGACCCAAAGGTACCAGTGGTTATATTGTTAGTTTTGATGGTGGTGTTAAATGGCAACATTCACGTACACTATTTAACAAATATGGTACGTTTAACTATAACAAATTAATAGAAGTACTACCCAGACCATTTAAAATCAAAGAATTGTCAGTCAAAGAAAGATATATCTATCCACTGGGAAGCAAAGTGGAAAAGAAAAATCTGATTAAAAGTTTGAATTATCCCATTATAGAATATCCCAAACTCAAATCAGATAAAGAAACAATAATAGAGTTTAATTAATAATCTTCAACTGAATATTACCCAGTGTAAGATTCTGCACAATAACATTCTTAGCATCAAGCAATTCATACTTGCTATCCACTCGCTTTACTTTACGATTGCCCTTCTTGCTCTTACGATACACAACGACACCACCACTATAACTTTTAACAATCAGTTGCGCAACTTTCTTACGCCATTCGTAAGCTGAAAAGTTATTGATAACATCAATCAAAATAGTACCAGTAATCTTGTTACGAATATCAGTATCAGATTTGATCATAACCAACAAATTATCAAACAATTCAAAATCAGCACTGGAAAACTCAGTGATCTTCTTACGAAAATATTGATTAAAATACTTGGTAACGTTACTGTCAACAAAATAGGCATTCAAAATCTTATCACAAAACGAACGAATCATAACAAGTTCATTGTAACGATCAGTGACTTCACCCCTCGTTTTGATAGCAAAATCAATAATGCCACTTTCCTTCTTCAATTCATACGACTTGTCATTAAGCGTTACATCACCAGTTTCACCACGTTTGATATTGCTCTTGCGTGAATCACCAAGCATCAAAAACATAGACAACTCACCACGACCAGTTTGATGCTTGATGTTCTCAGGCAACGCAAGCACATTGTCAATTTTATGTGCATCACTGTTAACATCATTCACTTCCTTGAGGAACTCATCCACACTGTCAAATTGAGGAAGCTTGTTGATGCCAATGTCAGTCAACGATGCAACCAAGTGGTCAACCCTAGAAAGGTGAGACTCAGACTTGTTTTTCTTCTCAAGCTTGAGAAGTCCATTTTTGATTTGATTGCTAAAAAAAGTGGTAGATTTGGTGCTCATCACAAGTACCAATCTACCACCTTTTTTCAAAATGTCAACAGCTTATTTTAAACCTTTATAAGTTTCAATTGGCTTTTTTGTAGCCAAGTCTTGGTCAAGAATGTCAATTGCTTTTTTCTTAGACTTATAAAAAGCGTGGGTCAACAATTTAAGATCCACATCTTCAACGTCATATCCCATCTTAATATACTTAACCAATCGTTTCAATGTTACACTAGGATAGTAAATACTACCTTCATTAAACTTCAATTTATTAGTCTTGATATCATCTAAAATGCCATTTTCATAAACTACATTGGTACCATCATAAGCAATGCGACATACATTGATATCAAATGACTTAAATAGTTCTTCAATAGTATCAAAATATTTGAATGTTACGCACTGAATCTTCCAATCAACATCCATATACTTAATTGTAAGTGTACAATGCCACTCACTGTATATGGTAGATTCAATTTTTATATATCCCGCAGTAACACTGCTTACACTCAGATCATATACAAACTTTTCAAATTGTTCTTTGTTTTTAAAGAATACATCTACATCAGCATTTGTTAATGGTAACTTACGATAGGTTCTATGTAAACAACCACCAGCAATCCACGGACCATTTTCAGTACACTTAGGCAATAACTCAATCAAATACTCCAACACACTTGATGTGGGTAAATGCTTTACAAATAAATTTAATGTGGTCTTTTCTAGTTTCATTGGAACTTTATATGGTTCTTGTGGTAGTTCCACAAATTTAATATCCAGATTCATAAATCTTCTTCAATACGTTGGGATAACAATTGTCTGGGTAGTCTTTACTATTCTTTCCACTACTATAACTCAAACAAATTGATTCTTCAAGCACTGGTTCAAACTTTCGTTTGGTCTTGTAAAACATATTTACACTATTATTGGTGCAAGTTTGATAAAAATCACAACCTACACTCATACACATACCAATATCATTTGTCTTGATACTATACTTTTTCATAAAAATAAGGGAGGTACTGTTACATACCTCCCTTTTGATATCAATCCTTACTTCCAAGAAGATACGTATTGCTAATAGCCTTGAAACTAAACTCCTTCTCAAGACCACGTACAACCACACCTTCCCTATCAACTTCCATATTCAATACACTCTTACCTTCAGCATACCTCAACATATAGTCAACAATATTGTTTTCATTTGGAATTACAAATCCATACTTCTCAAGTACAGGCACCATCTGCAATTGCAAACCAAACAATACCCACTCAAGTTCATCAAAGAACATACGGCGACCCTTATCAATGTCATAACCAGTAAAGAAGTACAACTTGTGGTCGCTCAATCCATACAAATTACCATTGATACCAGCACCAATTAGTTCTCCCTGCAAAGCAATATTCTTGCCGTGTTTAGTCATCTTGTCCTTCAATTCAAGCACCTTGGCCATACGCCATAGACTATTGTCATCAGTTTCAGACAACTCCCAATTGCGGCCACAAACACCAAATACACCGTTGTTAAAATAACAAGTGAAACTAGTACCATCCAACTTTTCAGTTATATAAGCACGCTCACCAACTGGACTAAATCCAACTTCACTCTCAAAGTTCTGAATACGAATTTCCTCAGTCTTTGGAATAAAGCTAGGAAATGTTCCCTTGATCTTTCCAGCCAATTGAGCGGGAATAGGAGGTTCATACTTGACAATATCAAGAGCCTCAGTCAAATCATCACCTTCCTTTGGATTACTAATACCCTCTGGAATTGGAGTCAATAGACCCTGACTGATCTGTCCACGGAGCCTAATGGTCTTGAGACGAAATCCCTCAGTAGAACCCATACGCTTGAAACTACTCTTGCGTAGAAATTCAAATTGAGGGCGGATCGGCAAAAAGCTGTCAATTTCGTAATAAACAGCCAAATCACCCACCTTGTATTTAGTCACAGAATCTACTACCCACCAACCCCCCACACGATATGCGCAAATTTTATCTGCTCCTTCAATTAACTTGATTTCTTCAATTTTTTTGATTGACGCTAGTTTTCTCATAAAATTTTTTTAAACTATTTTTTATTTTTTCTCTCGTCTCTAACGATACACTATGTCCCTTCAAAGTACAAGATGTTTTTCTTCTTTTTTCCGGATTTAGATTTGCATTTCTGATGTTTTCAAGTGCATCTTTAGAAAAAGATTGTTTTTTCCTTTCAGGTCCTATTTTTTGAGTATTGCCTCTACCAAACAACCATCCATTTGGTATACCCTCATCATCTTTGAATTTTTTAGATTCTAGTGTTATGGGATTATGATACCATTTTTTACCGATTTTAGATTTAATTTGATTTAATTTATGTTGTACTGACCAAGTGGTACCTGTTTTAGCTTTTCTCATTTTTTCTCTCGTTTCAATCGAACGAGTTTTTCCTTTATTTAGTTGACTTATTTTTAATCTTGTTTCAGCTGTCATAGGTTGACCTCCCCATGCATATGGAGTTATATTATAACCTATGTCTCTATTTGTAGAATTAAATTTTTTAATATAAAATTCTTCTTTTTCTCTAGCGTCGTTAAATGTAAAACATTCTTCTAATATTTCTCGGTTAAAACTATTTTTTCCATATTTTTTAATTGCACTGGTAATTAGTTTTCCACTACCAATGTATCCATCATCAATGTTATCAGTTTTATGTTGACCTATGTATATTTTATTATTGACTGTACAAGTTGTTTTATATATAATCCATTTCTTCATACTAATAAGTATGAAAATGAATATTGTTAATTACAACTTGCTATCTTATTTTTCTAAATTAATAACTGGTAAACTCAACCTCAAGTGACTTGAAATTAATAGTAGACGGATCTACATTCAAATCAATTCCATCATTTACAACAAACACCTTCAAGTCCTTCTTGGTATCAAGCGAGGGTCCACCACTACAGCTACAACCAGAGCTGTAACACCAAGTGACGTTACCATCCTTGTCAACACCAATACCCTCATAAGAGTGGTGACCATAACCACCATCCCAATTCTCAATCTCCTTGAAAATTACGATGTGGTCATCATCAAACTTGCTCTTAGGAAGAGTGTCCCAATTCTTTACAATGTAATCTACGATATTCATTACTCCTTAACTCTACCACGTAGTTTAAACAAAGTCAACAAAAAACCCGCCAGATTTCTCTAGCGGGTTTCTCCACTTATCCTACCACTTATCGGTTGGTATTTCCAACATTAATGAACGGCACAACTCCTCCGCCATTATATACCGGCAACTTACCATCCCACCTCTGAAGCGCTTCATACTGAACCAGTGCCGGGGTTAGAGACTGAGCCAACACCAAGTTAGCCTTGGACTGAGCCTCTGCCTTAAGAGCAATACTCCGAGCCTCACCCTCTGCCTTGGCAATGTTACTTTCCTTCTCACCACGAGCCTTCTCAATCACCTGATCCGCCTCAGCCTTACTTTGACGAACCTTGGTTTCAGCCTCAATAGCCTTCTGACTAGCTTCTAGTACAGCATTGATACGAGTCTGAACACTCTGATCAACACGAAGACCACCGTGGAAGCTGATCAACTCAAACCTAAATCCCTTGGGTCCAAGTTGGACGTTAAGATTGCTCTTAACATTGTCAAGAAGATACTGCTTCCTCTCACCAAAGATGTCACTAGCCTTCATAGTACTAGCAACACGATTGAATGCGTTATTCACCTCATTCCTCATAAATCCATGAGTAATAACATCAGGCGACTGACGAAACTCAACGAAAATCTGAGGAACCTTCTCAGCAATAAACGTGTAAGCCAGAGCAATATCAGCATTAACCACCGCACCTTCAATACTATTGAAAGTTACACTGTCATCGCCAGGACTTTCCTTGCTCCCACGTTCACGATCCCACACAGCATTCTGCATAAAAGTAGGGAACTTATAGATATCCTCAGTGATAGGGTTGTAGAACACACCACCAGTAACCAACGGGAAATCATTGACTCCCTTCTGGCTACCCCACTGATTTACCTTGATACCAACATAACCAGGCTCAACCCTATCACAACCAGTGAAAGTTGAGATGGCGACGATACCGGCGATTAGACTAACGATCTTCTTATTCATTTTCTTTGTTTTTATTTTCTTTGTTTTTATTTTCTTCTAGTTTCTTGACCAACTTGGTCACATCACTTTTTAAGATTACCAGCGTGCTGATAAAAAGTCCAGCAAAAAGTGCGGACCCGATAAGATTTGCAATGTCACTTTTTTGATTAATCAATATCACGGATGTGTTAAAAACATAAGCACCCGCTGTCATCAAAACAAAATACTTTGTGCAATACTTTACAATATTTTTATTACTAAACATATATTAATTCTCCTTGATATAAAGTTCTGGAACTTCAGTGGTCAATGGAATAACTACATCATTCAAAGGTTCATCTGATTCAGCTGAATCATAATCGCCGTCTCTTGTGTTTGGAATAGGCAGATTATCAATATTCCAATTTGCACGACATTCTTTGGCAGTCTTCTTTAGTGGAGGAAGTTCATTGCCATCCTTGTCATATACAATGACATACTGAAAACTATTATCATAGGTACAATCGTTGTACTCACTATGAACTACCATAACCATTGTGGTTGCTTCAGGAGGATAATACTTCTTGGCAAACGCAATATGTTCACTATACTTTTGTGTATTAGGAACGTAACCAAGTTTGGCTAGATCCTGTAATGTTGCTCTACGATATGAACTCATATATTAAAACTTTAGAACTTCCTCACGGATAATAGACAGATGTTCATATTCATCACCATATAGGTCTTCGTGGATACACTGAACATCACCAAAAAGTTCAATTAGTGATTCAAGCAGTGGATTTGGCTTATATTCCTTCGTTGCATTATCCCACTCACGTTCAACTTCTTCACCTTCTACTACAATCTTGAGATCTTCATATCCAATATAGAATGAGGTTGCGCCACCATCGTTAAATTCGTGGTTATTAAGATACATCTCAATGCTGTCCAGTGTAGGATTATCAACAAAGATCTTCTTTAGTTCAGCCTTAAACTCCTTCTGGAGTTCTGACTTAACTGTGTTGAGTTGATTCTTTAGCTCTTCAATTTTCTTAAGTGACTCTTTCATATGTTTTGTTTTGTTTTGTTAGTCTCCGATTACATTTTTAATACTACCACCGAAAGTTTTAGAAGTCAAACCATTTTTAGCACGGGATTTACGACCTTCATCAATTTTCACAAAGCTAGGAGGATGTGAAATGCCATTCTGCATCCAACTCTTGAACTCCATTTCAGCCAGATAATCTTGTGCTGAAGGAATAAACTTATTAGCAAAGTCTTCCAAACAATGTTGTTCACCAATATCCCGCACACTTACACTACGTCCATCACTATTAATAATAGTAGGAAAACGATGATCACTTGTTTCTGGACCACTATTAGCAAACTTTACTCGTTCCAGAATATTACTAAGAAACCAACTATTGTGGGTTAGAGCACGATGTCGGTTATCCGCAATTGCACCCTTACTACAATCCATAAAGGCGTGAATAGGTTCATAATCCTGTGGCTGACCGCCGAACTTACGGACTGAACTTTGAGCGTGAATATATGGCTTTGACATAACAAACTCAATCTACCACAGGTTTTATAACAAGTCAAAACAAAAATCCCCTCTTTTTACGGAGGGGATTTGTATACTTAATGATGTTTATCTTGCTTAACGTGGTTCTTATTCAACATAATCTTCTGAATCTCTGGGAATGACAACGGCTTACCGTGACCATCCCAACCTACATCCAGAATTTTATTGTCTGGATAATCTACCTGAGTGGTTGGATTGGTATAGTGACTATGACCACTCAACTGCCAAGCACCCTTTTGCATTTGGTTAAAGATTTGATGTGGGTAATGATGAATAACAATCATATGACCGTTTACAATCAATTCCTTATAATAACCCAGATAAGTTAGTTTACCAATTGCATATGGATACACTTCAATGCCATCATTAGGACTGTTACCAGTGAATCTAACCATATTCAAATGGCCAGCAACAGCATCTTCATAATGCTTACGAATACAGCTGTTATGATTGCCCCAAATATAAGCAATGTTTTGACAATTGATTCTAGCCAGAATTTCATTGAACTCAGGCGGAGTAATATTAAGACAAAAATCACCAAGATGAATTAGTGTATCTTCTGGACGCACCACTTCATTGATCTTCGCAATCAAAGCATCATCGTGTTCATAACGATCTTTATATCCTCTAGCTTCAAATATGAAGCTTTGATTATGTCGGAAATGAGTATCACTGGTAAAGAATACCTTGTGATCATCATTATGAATTAGTTTTAGCGGTCTTTCAAACATAAATTACCTCATCAATGCCTTCATTTGTAGAAGGTTCTTCAAACTTAGCAAGCATTTTGTCGATTACAAAAGTAGGTACAACTCTACCACCTTCACTACCTCTCTTCTGGTTTCGTGCAATTAATCCATCACGATCCATCTTGAATACAAGAGCAACTACCTTTGCACCATACTTTTTGGCTGTATTAGTGTAGTCACTTCGTTCTCTACGATTTACACTAGTTGCGTCTACTAATACATTTTTACCATCTTTTAGAAATTCGTCAACCTTTCGTTTGATATGACCAAAAACTTGATTTGTGCAAGTTTGGTCCGTTTCTCCACTTCCAAATTTTGCACGTAGTTCATCACTACTTAGATATTCAATATCTTTGTCTTTAATAAAGTTCTTTGCATAAGTTGACTTACCACTTCCAGGCAAGCCAACGGCAATATAAATTGTGTTATTCATATGTGTATATTAACATCTACTTGTTATAAAGTCAAGAGAAAATTGTAAAGAGGAAGTAAAAGATGTTTATTTGGGGTGGTTGATATGGTATATATGTAATGTAATCAATGGTGGTTACACAAACAAAGGAAATATATGTTAAAATATCTATTAGTATTAACCGCAGCATTATCTCTAAATGCTCAAGAAGGTCCAAAAGGTCCACCTCCAGGTAATCGTCCTCCTCGTCCAAAGTTGACAGAGGAACAAAAAGCACAACGTGTTGCTTTGGTTGCTAAATATGATGTGAATAAAGATGGTAAGTTGGACAAAGAAGAACGTACCAAGGTCAGTGATGATGATCGTAAATTAATGAGAAGTTTTGGTCCACCACCAGGCGGTCCAAGAGGTCCAAAACACGATGGTCCACCAAAAGATGGTGATAGACCAACCAAACCAAAGAAGAACTAATAAACAAATAACCCCACTAAATTAATAGTGGGGTTTTCATATTCAACTAATATGTGAATTAGGCAGTGGTTGTTGGATCATTGTCACTAGCAGCTTCCAAACGAGCAGCTTGTGCATTTACCAAGTCAGCAGCAGCTTGAATTGCTTCTTCACTTGGATGTGGAGTGTTTAATACTGTTACAGCACTATCAGTTGCAGCACTCAAACGTGCCAATGCGTCTTGTAGATTATTAATTGCAGCCATAATTTCGTTTAACCTTTCAGTTTGTTGTTTGTTACTATCTAAAACAGCTTTCAATAACACTAAATCATAACACTCGTTATTATCGTTATTACCAAAAACCATCTTAAAAAACTTTTTTAGTGTATTCATATAATATTAAATATCAAACTCTTGTATATAATTAGTTACATTAAAGTAAAAAACCCCACCAATTTATTTTAATCGGTGGGGCTTGATATAAAGATTATCTTTTTTATACTAATACAGCGTCATATAACTGGGTTGAATTTGCAGCTTTTATTCGAAGATGAACTTTGCCATCACTCGATGTCATTACATCAATTACCTCAGCGCCTTTTAAAGCAAGTTCAGGTAGTGAACCACCATCAGTAGTTACTTCACTTAATGCTAATTGTGGCAGTCCCAATCGATTTGCTAATGCTTCAACTTTAGATTGGTTACCTTTACGAACTTTTAGTTCAGCTAGTTCATCAACCATATTAAAGTATTCTTGTCCTTTGGAACTAATAATTTGAGATTTGATATTACGTTTTTCATCTTCCAAAGCTGGAGTGTCACCGTCGTAGCTTAAAGCTACACTCTTAAGAGTTTCTATAATTTCGATGTATCGTTCAATCATAGATACAATGTCACCAGTGTCCTCGTTCAATTTTTTACGTAGAAGACCCAAGTGTTTTTGAAATGTTTCATCTACTGGTCTTTTTAATCCACCATCTGTATAAAGTATGTCTAATACTTGTTTAAAGTTTTCATCACTCCAATTTGGAAAGTTGCTTCTAATATCGGAATCTCCTTCTCCTTGACTCAAACTTACAAAATCTTTAGCTGAGATTCCCAAAGAATATGAACCTTTACCAAAATGTTTTATATATTGCTTAGCAGTATCTTTTACTACTTCATCTGATACGCCACTACCTTTTTTAACTTTTTTAACAATTTTTACAAACTCGTTTCCTTTCAATTCATAACCACTTTCTTTGAATTCATCCACCAATTCATTAAATGCAGGCGTACCTTTTTCAATATCTAAATCATCCAAAACGGTATCAACTTCAAATGAAGAGGCATAACCACTACTATTTTGATCTAGCCAAAAGCCTAGTTTAGCACCTATGGTGTCGTCGTCAGGCTCAAATAATCCTTCATTCAATTTTTTATTGAGAAGACCTAAATGTTTTTTAAATGTTTCGTTAAGTTTATTACTCATATAATATAAATATATAGAAAAATAAAAAACCCCACTAAATTAATAGTGGGGTTAGTGTTTTAATTATTTAAATGATTAATTATTTACTTATTAGTAGAGTTATTAAAATCATCAATAATACTTTCTATCTCCTCCTTCGCATTTTGTCTTCTGCCAAAATATTTTGAACTAGTAAATCTATGAACCGCAATCAACCTTTTTATTCTTTCAGCCTTCTCAGGATCACTCACTTTCACCTTTTCATACGCGTCTTCCCATTTTTTCCTCAATTGAATATTGTCATATCCTACCTTGCCGCTAAGTAATACAGCACCCGCAACAGCCATAGCTGTCAATATATCTTTAAAACCTTCATTTAAAAGATCAACATTTTCTTCAGACATAGATTCATTCAATCTTTTGTGTAGAAGAGTTAAATGCTTTTGAAATGTTTCGTTAAGTAAATTGTTCATATCTATATAAATATATACAAAAAATAAAACCCCACTAAATTAATAGTGGGGTTATTGTTTTAGTTCTTTAATACTTGAAATAGTAACTTCTTATATTCTTCCTTGCCCAATGGACGATTATCCAAAATTTTGAACAAAAAAGCCGCACGATTGGTATTACCATAAGCTGAAATTACTTGTTCAGCCTGTAACTTACGAGTAGGTAGAGTCTTGAGTCTGTTATTCACAAAATCATTCATACCACTCACAATCAGATCCACTTCCTTCTTAGCATCACAAATACGGCTAATTGTACCTTTAATTTGCTCTGCTAACTCAAAATCAAAAGTGGTAAAGATATAGTTGTAGAAAGTCCGATAGTCAGGCATACCTTGCTCTAGCCAGACATCCAATACTTTTTCTAGTGAACTAAGTTCAGACTTTAGATGATGTAACAGGAGATATTTTGATGCTTTAATCTTATGAATAACTTGGTCATTCTTACTATATAAACATACACCCTCTTTATTCTGCCACTTATCTACAATCTGTAACATATCAGATATATCAGTAAAAGTATAGATTTCTGGACGAAGTAAATCATACTTCTTAGCCATAGCATCCAACATATCTTGTTGTGCAAGTGAATAGTTGATATGATTAATAAAACCAATCAACTTCCACATAGGTTCATCACCATACGATAGCACAATTTTATTGATTGGAGACAGCCATTCCCAAATGATAGAATAATCCCAAGTATCATTATTATCCTGCAACTTATTTAGAATAGTTGACTTGAATAGTTCCAACTCAAAACCATTAGCCAGCTTAGACGCATCAACAGTTCCACGGGTACGCAGAATATATTGTCCGTTATACTTGCTAACAATTAAAGTGCTACCGTCAAGTTTTTCAACAATAGTTGCATTCTTTAGTGAGTTAGGAACAGGAAAGTGATCAGGATTCTCACCCCAGTTGGTAAACTTAGGAAATGATGCACTAATAACTTCACCAGCATAATTCACAACCACACTACGCATGTGCTTGTTGTCTTGAGTCCACTTGGTGCCGATATGTTGAGGTTGAATCAAATAAACAATTTCACCATTAAGTGAATGTTCATGCACCATAAATTGGGTGAGGTCAACCTTTTCTATGTCAATCTTCATATGTCTAATTTACCACGACTTTACGGAAAGTCAACGAAAAATTTAGAACCAGAAGGTGGATTCATCATTGGTTGGACAGACACAATTTCGTCGGCAGTTATAGTAGGCATCACTTTATTAATAACAGGAAATATGACTTCTGAGAACGGAGGATTTTTCTTCCAATGACGATCCATCTTTTCACGTTGCTTTTTGGTTAATGGTCGCCACGTATCCCAAAGAATAGATTTACCATCTTTGGATATAGTTCCCCAACCCTTAAGAAAGTCATGGATACGCTGATTTGCGTATGTAGAAGATATACCAATAGTGTTAGCATTACACTTCTCACGATATCTACGATTATTTTTCATAAAATCAATTTATCAAGACTTTAAAGAAACTCAAGCCAAATATTTCAGAATCAAATAATTGCAAACTAGATGGTAGGTATTATCGCTTATAATGTATAGCCAAGTACTAATAAACTTGGGTCTAGCATCTGGATCGGTATTTTTCCAATCATCATAATAACCAGTTACATTACATTTGTCATATGATGGATAGGACCAGTCTGGACCTATACGATTTTTATACCACACAAAGTATTTGATAATACACCATCTGTCTTGAACGAAGTGGGTAGCAAATATTAGAAATAATGCCAATAAATTTTGGGTAAGCAACAAAAATGGTACAGTATATAACACACAATGAACCAAACAAGGAATGGATCGCTTGTTTTTGTTTAACGCCATCCAATCACTTTGAAAGTAATAGTCTGCTACTAAATGTACCAATAACTGTTCCATATAACCCAATCTTGTTTTTATCCAATTTGTAATGCATCAACAACATTAGCTTTAACTTCTTCATTATGGATGGTTGACGCATCCTCATGTTTGCCATAATACCATGCACTATGATAGTCAAGCACAATCTTGAGATTTTCAAAAGTGTCTACATCATTGTATCCACCTTCATAACCACGAACAACCACACGCAAATCTGGTGGGTACATTTGTAGTCGTTTAATCAATTGATTCACATTCATATTAATTAACAAAAGTTACATTTTCAAATCCAACAATCCAACCACCTTGCTTGGTAGCATTTTCACTAACAGTTACTTGATAAGTGTCTGGTCTAATTCCAGTAATGTAATGATCTTCATATTTACGAAGATTCTGTTTCGCATTAACCTTCTTACCAACCACATCCTCTGGAATGGTCAAAAAGTTTTCTTTAACCCATTGAGCAAACATTTCTCTTTCAAGAGAACTCTTCACAAAAAGAGCATCATCCAGAATATCTACTAGTTCAGTGTTTGGTTCAACATATTTGTAATCATGCAAATATTCAGCAAGTTGATAACCATCCAAATCATAATGACCAAGACACTCAATAATGTCGTCTTCATATGTCGAACGAGGTTCATTAAGACCCTCATCTTCATTCCATTTCTGGTAATTATCAACCAATCGTTTGAATTGGGTATTCGCACGATTGATGTTTTTAAGATCAAACTTAGGACGCTTTACTGCATCTTTTAGGTTCATATAGGTTTGTTCACTCATAAGTCTAGATTACCAAAGATTTATATTAAGTCAAGAGATTTCTGGACACAAAGTTGCGTCATACGCCATTGGTAAAGATGGATTTCTACCGTCTTCCCAAGGGAATTTACGACATACAGATGGATAAAATTTATGAGAGTGAATGGTACATTCATTATTTTTCCAAAATACACATCTGCCATTCCAAGTTTGAGTACGATATTCTTTTTTATCATTATCAAAAAATATGAACTCAACACCAAATTCTTTTAGTAAAGATTCACCCTCTTCATTTGACAAAAATGTTCCCCATTTACAACATACTGAATTATGAGGACACGTATTACATGGTAATTCCATTTTACTCATATCTTTGGAAGTTTGTAGTCTGGAATTTGACCGGGAAACCAAAAGAAATCCTCATCAAAACTATAGAAAAAGTTCTGATTAATTGCATGATTGTACGCTTCAATCACAATTCTATCATTTAATTGACGTTGTTTACCCCTAAATTCCATATGAGGATATTTAGATTTAATTTCTTCGGGAACGTGAATGTTCATAATCTGGGTTTGTTCTTGGTTTTCCACTTATCGTAATGACCGGGAAAATTACGTTCAATATTTGATTCAATTATCTTAGACGCTTTAGAATCTAAAATTTCAGCACCACAAGTGTCACAACGTTGAATTGTTACATCTTTGGTTACACAACTTCTTCCCCCACTTAATTGTGAGAAATAATTGACAGTAACATCTTTGTATGTTCCAGTCTCACATTCAAAACACTGTGATGGTCTAATATTCATTTTTCAGCAATCCAATCGTGAAATCGTTGTGGTAAACACATATACACAACAATCAATCCAATAGAAATAATTGTGGGAGATACATCCACTTTAAATAACTTATAAAGCAATATACTGGTTAACAATGATACTGACAAATTAATAAAAAATACTAAAAAGATTTTCATAGAAATATTGCTTGAATGCTTTTTAACTTACGATTCAATTCTTCATTATGTTTTTCTAACGCTTCGATTTTCTGAAGCAACCTAGCATTTTCTTTATGTAATGTATGTAGTTGATCCATCAAATCTCTTAAAATATCCGTATTACTTTCAAATTCCATATTATTCTACCTTTCCATATACAGTTTCAACATCAATATAATAATTGGGTAGTCCATATGGACGAATAGTAAACTTCCAAGTCTTTTCACGGTCCTTGAAGTTATAACCACTGATATAACCAATACCACGATTGGTATTTACCTTATCACCACAACGATACGGAAGAGGATTATCAGCCAGTACCTTAGCGAACAACTCATTATTATTGATCATAGATAAACTCTACCACACCTTTTTTTAAATGTCAAACACTTTTCCGTCAAAATATGCTTTACATCCTAAAATTCTATCAATGGTATGTACTTCTACTCCAGATTCATTAAACATTGTGAAAGTAGCATTGTCATGTCCCTTCCATTGTTCTCTTTGTGTTGAGTTACACAAATCATTGAATTGTTGATGTATATAAACACATTTGATACCACTTTGAATTATACCCCTAGCACAATCTGCGCATGGAAGCGCATTGGTATAAAGAATTGCGCCATCGGTGTTTATACCGTACTTGGCAGCTGCGTAAATTGCATTACGTTCGCCATGTTCATACCACTTGTATTTTTCTGGTCTTTCGTGACGTAATTCATTTTTGTCATCTACTCCAATAGGAATACCGTTGTAGCCTGTTGAAATGATACGTTTGTCTTTTACAATAAGAGCGCCAATCTTGGTCTTGGGATCTTTGGATTTACTAGCAACCCAATAAACTCCTTGCAAAAACCATTCGTTCCAGTCTGGAGGTGTATAATTTAATCCCATAGTTGTTGATAATATTCAGCGAACAATAACATTCCTTTTTTACGACGTTCTTCTAGTTCTTCATTTTTCTTCAGATATTCATCCCAAGCTTGTTTTTGTTCTGGTGTTTTTTCACGTTTGATATTTTTAAAGTAATCATCCATATTGTCAACTTCATATCTAAACATAGGAGTTGGATTGAACTTTTCTTCATCATGCATATATTCAAATGTCCAAATCAATTCATCCAATATTTCATTCCATCGTTCAGGTGTAATATCTGGTGGGTATGTATGAACATTGATCTTCTTGAAATGTTTTAGTCTGGGTAGAATAAAATTTGTAAGTGTCCAGTCCAAACTCCAACATTCACTATCACTTACACCATAACGCATACGTTGATAGGTACTAATAATCCATCGTTTTACATCATAATATTTGTAATATACACGCCATCCATAGGCAATATGATCCAATATCCAATCGCCATATTTGTTGGTTCTGTACCAAGGTTTCAATTCAGTAGCTTCAGATTTTTCTAAGCTTTCGTTGATTTTTTTAGCGTTGAGATCCATATTATTATATTATATCATAGTATATTTGACTGTCAAACAAAAACCCCACATTTTACTGTGGGGTGTGTGATGAATAAACAAACAAATAAAATTATTGAACGTTCTTCAAACCAGGATGTGCTTTGTGCCAAGGCATTTCGTGTACAACAGTACCTTGTCCTTGATTCCACTTTGAATCTTGATGAACTGGTTGTGGTTGTTGTTGTGCTTGTGCCATTTGTTGTGCGGCTAACATAGCATTTGCTGCGCCTGGATTGTTGCTGGTAATACCAACTACTGGATTTTGTGTTTTGATTCCCAAATAAAGACCTGACATAATGTTATACCTTTCTTTAAGTATAACTATCAAGCTTTGGCTTCATTATACACAAAATTATCACTGAACATAGAATATAAATAATCGTGATGTTTGTCTTCTAAAAGATACTCTCGTATATCAATTATACGACGGTCATCATCACAATGACATTGCATATAAATCTTATCCCGTTTTATTTTAGCTGCGGTGTCACAATAGTTACAAGTAATTTGAAGGTCGTCCATATACTTTAAAATATCATAAACAATGCAAAAGTAAAGGGATGTCACAGTTACGTAACATCCCTCTGTAATTTGTTACAAATAAACCTTTATTACTTACAGATCTATGTAATTTTTTAACTCCAACTTTCCATCGGTCATTACAAGATACTGATTCATATGACAATCAATACAAATATTATTTGCATCTGTAATATTAATGTATCCTTCACTATTGTGTTGTTTAGCTCTACCAGTTTCCCATTGACTAGTATGACCCACAATTTGTTTCAAATCATCAATAGGACTAAACTCATGATCAAAATCACACCAAACAATGCCACCAGTTCTATTCATACCGCCTCTACTACGTCCAACTTGATAAAACCAATGAAGATCATTTGAAAGCAATTTGGAAGATGCTTGTTTTGACTGTTCATCAAGATAATTAAATATATCCGTGTTAGTTTTAATCTGTGGAGGTAATAGTCTAGTATCCAATCCAGCGTGGGTTAGTAGAATATCATCCAACACAATAAACCAATGAAACTTGTTACGAACAGTTCCACGATCTTTACCTAATGTTTCGTCAATAGTTCTATATTTCCATTCTTCATAACCACTACACATCGCACTTTCATTGTAATACAGATAATGTATATCGTGGTTACCAAATAGAGTATAGTTCTTTGGGTTGGGTAGAAACGTGTCTCTTAGATATTTTGTAGTAGCTTCGTAATGAATTGGATCATCATATACAAAGCTATCATACCAATCACCCAAAACAATGTTGATATCAGCATCCTCTTTAGTGAGGATCTTATCAAGTTTATTAATATCATTGTGTGGATCAGCAACAATGACAATCTTCTTTTTATCTGAATTAAAATTTAACATAACCTATGTTAACAATTAACTAATTAAAAGTCAAGTGTTTTGTTTTTTACTTTGGTGAGTAACCATCTTACCATATCATATTTGGTAGATGGTTCTCCGTATTTTTTAATTTTATAGTATTCCATTTCCAACTCATATAGTCTTTGAGTTGTATCTAGTTTTTCAGACCATTTGGGATCTGCAAGAGAATTATCTGTTTGTTTCTCTAGTTTCTCCAAACATTCCACTAAAAACTCATATTCTATTTTGGAAAGAATTACTTTTTTCACTTCTCAGTTGATTTGGATTTCTTTTTATCTCCCCAATTAAT